CTAATTGCGCATTTATGTTTGATATTGGTATTATTATTTGCACGAAATCAGTACCTGTATAGGTATCATCGTCAGTATTATAATTATAATAAACATCATATTCTAATTCAAAATATTGTTTATTGATACTGCTTAATGTTATTGAAAGATTACTATAAGCTCTTTCCTGAATTAAATTTGGCATATTAGTCCGATACGATTATTGTGTGAATGAATTTTAAATTGATTGTATTGTAAACGATATTGTCTATCGTAAATGGAACTTGGTCGGTTAACTCACTATCAGTATATACTTTGCAAGTATAGGTAAACATTTCAGGTGTAAAAAATCCAACTGGGAATTCAGGTGCTGCAGCCCATAACTGAACATCACCATCTACATTAGTGCTTACCGCCTGACGATAACGCTTACCTCGGTTTGTTTCAATCACAAAGTAATAGTTACTACTTGGTATAATACCAGCTGGTATAACGTAATTGTCCTCGCAGGCAGTTAATGTTAATTCATAAGCACCTTCACATACAGTTATAGGATTGCTAAAGCTTGCAGGATAGTAATTATCTTCAGTGCTTATAACAATCAATAATGGTACATCGTTCGGATTAGTAATGGTAAACGTAATTACCGAATCGGTGCCAGTGTTTAATGTAGTTGGACCTTGTATGGAATAAGTAATAACATAATTCCATGTACCAGCCAAACCATCTGATACAATCTGATCACACCAGTCTGTTAATGATGCATTAGGTGTAAGGTTGTAACCTAATCCCTGAACGGTTGAACTAAACATATACCATCCTGATACATTGCCTATTTCATCACCTTTAATTGTTATAGTAGTTGTGTATGTTGCCATGCTTCAAAATTAAGCATAAATTTTAATAAATTGATGATGAAACGCAAAACAATAATACCTAAAGCAATCTAAAAAATCGGACATTTTAAACTCACTTGAACGGTCTTTTTTAATGTCACCTTCATTGTCTACCTCCACATACTTTAAATCCTTTATTAATCTCACGCAAGTATCGTTAATCTGTATGTCCGCTTTCTGCAATAAGCTATTCATCAGCACTCGCGTATCAGCCACACTAGGATTGATATTACCAACCTTCATTTGGTTATCACCTAAATTCAGTTTTTGCTTTATCACCGTGTAATAGTTGTAGTTACCTTTTGTTAATGCCGACCTATTGCGACCAGTGGCATCACCTGTTATAATTAACGGCACATTGTGGAAAGTCGCCAACAATAAATCGCATAACTCAAAGATATCACTATTGCTTAAAGCAAACTCCTGAATGATGCGTATAGTATTACCATTGCTTTGCCCAGCAATACACGTTATCGGGTCCTTATTGAAGTCAAATGATAAATACACTGGCAAGGATGGTTCGTAATTTAGACCGCTTGTAATGTGCTTATTTGCGTCAAATGCGTAAGCAAATGGATTATTGGTAACATCGACATCTTCCGCTAATATCTCGCACCTAAAGCTTAACTCATCCATTGTTTGCTTTATCTCCTCGATTTCATCGCGGTCAATAAATGGATTGTCATAAGTCGATAGGTTAAACGAAGCCCAATTGTCTTTTTTATTTGCGTGCAATTGCTTAAAATAGGTCTGACCAAACTTTGGTGTAGATAAAATCCATGCATCACCTTTAAAGTCCATCAGTGTCGGCAATATAGTATTTTGCCAGGCATCTTTAAACTTCTTTGCTTTCTCCGCTTCATCTACTATCACACGCGCATACTTGCGACCTCGACCACTGTCAGGATTATCCATCGACCAAAAGTCAATCACACCGCCAGTAATAAGCTTTATCTGTTTTGTTTGCTCGTTCTTTTCCGCAATAATAGGCGATAACCTTGTTTTAACTTCAGACCACACGTCAGCAAGGTCAGTGTAAGTAGGAGTGAAATAGGCAACAAAACCACCACTAATAGCAATTCGAGGTATGAGATAATTGATTGCAAAAGTTGTTTTGCCGAATCGCCTACCGATTTTAAGGACATTAAACCTCTTTGAATTATTAAGTACATTTAGTTGTCCCTGGTGTAATTTCTTTAAATGAATTTCGATATCACTCATCCCACTTAATAACTACTTGTTGTTGTTCGTTGGTTATCTTTACTTGTTGTTGTGGTGTACCATAACGGTAGTTCATGTAAAGCTTTACAAAGTTAAAGTCGCCACGTTCAACACCACGCAATAGTACCGCAATGGCGCGATCATCATAAGGTGAAAGTTTACGGATTAGTTCTTGTTCTTCGTCACGTTTCTTGCGACCTGAACCTTCTCTAAAACCGCCTTTCTTTTTGGGAACTTTTGGAATTAATCCATCACTCATATATCAGTTTATTTAGCTAATATTAAATTCTCACCATTACGCAATAACACCTTACATCCTTTTGCCTTTTCTATTATTGCTTTATCGTTACCATCATGCTCAACGCACCATATCTTAACATCTGGTAATTCATCGTATAAACACATAAATAAATCAGTCGATGAACCTTCAACATCTATATTTACAAAATCGTACATATGTCCAACCTTTTCAAGTAAGGTCTTATGATGACAAGTCATTACTGCTATCATATCAAATGGTGTTGCTTTTTTCCATTTCTCTACATTCGGTAAGTTATGCGTTGCAGTCGCTTGGATGTTATCGTAAAAGTCAACCAACTTTTCGTCATCTGTAACAATGCACGCATTGACCAAAGTTAATTTATTTTTATAATCATCCACGTTTTCTTGCAACTTTACAAATGTACGTGGTGATGCTTCAACCATAACACCAGTCCAACCGCGCTTAACTAACTCGTAAGTGTTGCTAAATGTTATTCCATCAAAAGCACCGATGTCCAGGAAGTGACCAGTGCTATCACCTAAATAGTTTAGGATTATTTGCTCTTCATTATTTTGACTATACATTACTTCTTTGTTCTATAATAATAATAATATTCTACCTTATCAATAAAGCCAGCACTGCTGACTAATCCGCTATTAGCTAATTTCAAACCATAATCTTTGTCCTCGCCAAATGTCTTTTCAGGATAACCAACCTTCAATGCTATCTCGGTTCGTATTGCATTGATATGCATTATTGGTCGATGGTAAATAGGATACTTACCTTGCTTTGCCGTTTCATATGTCTGACCATGCTTATGTACAAACTCAATCGGATTGCGACCATCAGTATAAATCAAACCTTTAAATCCTATCACATCCACGCCCATGCTTATCATTTCAATATGGTCGCTTATGTATGTGTCTGCTACCAGGTCATCGTCATCAATAAAAACGCAGTAAGGTGTTTGCACTTGCTTAAGCATCATGTTGCGGATGCGACCGATATTTACCGAACCTTCATTAACGCAACTAATAATCTCCACGTGTGTTTGGTCCTGCGCATTCAAGCACTTCATTAACCTCTCCAAATAAAAACCACGCTTCTTAAGTGTAGGTATAAGAATGGTCAAATACTTTTTAGAGGTCATAACCGCGCTTCTTTAGTTTATCATAAATCATCTTACCATTAGTGTATGCATAGTGACTATTCTCGCGCTCATACGTTGCATCTTTAGGTGCTTTACCTACAATGTAATGCATATGCTCAAACAATAGATGTCTGCAATCAATTAGGCAATCTAACTTCTTAACCACATCCAACAAAGCATTATCGGCAAACAGACTGAAAAATTCAGGATGATAAATATAACCGATGCGCTCGTATAAGCTTTTGCTCATAATAGGTAGCGACATTATATCACCATCACTTATCCCATCATTCACCAAGATGCCATACATATCGCGGTCTATCTTAAGCTTTAGTAGTTCGTTCCAGTGTCGCGGTGTTAGGAAGTCATCCGACAAAACAAGAAAACAATCACCACTGGCAATCTTTGCCGCATTGTTGCACGCATCCACTAACGAGCGGTTATTGTTAATGATCAAAGTAATTCCTGATGGCACGCACCATTGCGCATAACACGTTTGTTCTGCATCGTCACTATCAATACTTACAATGTACTCAAGTGTATCTACACTACTATCGAAGTTATTAATGCAACTCTCCGCAGCTTCAAATGCCTTTTGGCATCGACCTCTACTTGGATGAATGATTGTCCATTTCATATCTATCTATTATAACTTTAAATCCGTTTGTTTCTAATTCTTTAATGCGGTACTTCTGCAATTCACTCAACCTCCCTTTCTCGTTCTTGACCTCCACAAATAGTACCTCACTCGGTTTGATGCACAATAAGTCAGGTATGCCGTTCTTATTCGTTTTAGCCAACTTAATAACATAGTACCCATCCTTTTCATATTTGGCAATTACTTTCTTTTGATATACACTCTCAAGCACCTTGACCTTTGTATTTCTTGCGGTAATTTTTGGACATTTTTAGTCGACTATTTTTC